GAGAGAAACCACTCCGGGGTTTCTCTCTCTCCCCGGAAGGGAGTAAAAATATGGCTACGGTGTCCGTTGTGAGAGCATTATCGGCCGCGTTAAAGCAATGTGATCATGCATCGATGGATGGCGCGGCCGTGGCCTTGGCTCGCAATTACGCTGAGGCTATTCAGGCGGCCGCTGTGGCGGCGGATGAGCTTAACGGGCTGATAGCTGAGGATGAGGCGGCCGCGTCAGCTATAGCTCGGCTCAGGGCCGTGTTTGATGCGCAGCAAGTGCTATCTGACTTGGGGCCTAAGTTTTTGGCCGCCTTGACGGCCCTGAATATGACGCCGGTTGCCCGCTCATCGCGCGGGGGGGTGCCTGTTGTCGTCAGCCCCGCTGCTACAGCCCTTGCTGAGCTCCGAGCTAAGCGAGCCGCTGCTCGGTAGTACTGAGCCGAGGATCTGGACTCGGCCGTTAGTAAAGTTGGGGCCGTCTACGTCGTACGGTTATGACGTTATTGAGTTTGCTATTAATGTGCTGAATGAGCCGCTGGATCCGTGGGAAGAGTGGGTAGCGATCCATGGTGGCGAGTTGTTAGCGGATGGTCGGCCGCGCTTCCGTCGGCTGCTAGTGATGGTGGCGAGGCAGAATGGCAAGACTCATCTGCTTAAAGTGCTAGCTTTATATTGGTTGTTTGTTGAGTGCCAACCGTTAATAGTTGGTATGTCAACTAATCTTGATTATGCGAAGGAAGCTTGGACCAAAGTAGTAGATCAGATCGAAGCTATACCTGATTTACGGGAGTTGGTTCCCCGCGATTTTACGCGGAAAACTAATGGCCAGGAAGTACTTATGACCGGCATTGCTCTAGATAAATCTGATTATTGCCGTTATAAAATTGCCGCATCGAATCGCAAGGGGGGCCGGTCGCTTACGATCAACCGGCTCATTGTGGATGAGCTGCGAGAGCATACCGATTGGTCAGCGTATGACGCGGCATATCCGGCGATGAACGCAGTACCTACGGCTCAGCTATGGGCCATTAGCAATCAGGGCGGCGATACCTCAATAGTCTTAGATTCGTTGCGAGACAGCGCTATCGATTTTATTACTACCGGCTCAGGTGATGAGCGCCTTGGAATATTTGAGTATTCTGCGCCCGATGGTTGTGATCTTATGGATCCGGCGGGCTGGGCTGCCGCTAATCCTAATCTTGGCCGCCGGATCGATATGGACACGATTCGGGGGTCAGCCGTTGCGGCTCAACGGCGCGGCGGGGAGGTTGAGGCAAGTTTCCGCACGGAAATATTGTGCCAGCGAATCCGGGCGTTGGATGCCGCTATTGATCCGGCGGCGTGGCTGCGGTCTGTTGCTGACGGCGCGCTAACGGATGCTGTCGGGCCAATATGTTTGTGTGTTGATATCTCACCCGATGGCATGCATGCCACATTATCGGCCGCCGGGATGATGCCGTCAGGCCGCATTAGGGTCGAGCCCGTTGCGGCGTGGCTCGGGCGGTCATGCACCCAGGATTTACGCACTGAGTTGCCCGCGTGGCTGGCTAAGGTTCAGCCGCGCGTACTGGGCTGGTTTCCGAACGGCCCGGCCGCTGCGCTTGCTGCGGACTTTCGGCAATTGCCAAGCGGCAGAACAGAAATACAGGAAATCAGGGCAGACGCGGCGGCGGTGTGCATGGGATTTGCGGAGCAAGTACTCTCCGAGCAAATAGAGCACCCGGCCGACCCCTTGCAAGATACTCACGTTAACGGCGCTGAGCGTCTGCGTAGTGGTGAGCGGTGGGTACTATCGAGGCGGGGCCTTGGTCACGTCGATGCGGCGTATGCGGCGGCGGGTGCAGTGCACCTAGTGCGGACTGCTCCCCCGTCAATTGGTGGGGTACGGATCATCACCGCCGACTGACTCTAGTGCTTTATTTATTGTGTGCTATACAGTGGTCTTGTGACTTGGTTCCGGCGCGGCCGACAGAGCGATTCGCGCCGTCACAATTTTGCTGTTGATCTGCCTACTACTTTGGCGGCCGCGTGGTCAACGGAACTCATTGAGTACCGCGTCAATCGACGCGAGGCGCTGAGTGTCCCGGCAGTAATGCGAGCCCGCAACTTAATTACAGGGACCTTAGGGACTCTGCCCTTGCACTTGCATGATGTTGACCATAAGCAAGTCGCAAGCTCATTATTAGACCAACCTGAGCCGGATGTCCCGCGCTCGGTCACTATGACAATGACCTTTGAAGATTTACTTTTTGAGGGTATTGCATGGTGGCGAATTAAGCGCTTTGCGTGGAATAACTACCCTAAAGAAATTGAGCGCTGCCACCCTAGCCGCGTGGCAGTCCACACCGACGGCTCAGTGTGGATTGACGGGCAGCGAGTACCCGATACCGAGCTCATCCGCTTTGACTCGCCAAATCCGGCGCTATTGGTGTGCGCGGCCCGTGCTATCCGTACGTGCCTCAGGCTCGACGCGGCCGCTAGCGCGTATTCAACCGAGCCGATGCCTACAGGCATATTTACCCCAGCTGAGGGCGCGGATCCGGCTAATGATGCGACAATAAAAGAAATTTTAAAAGATTGGAAGTCGGCCCGGAATAAGGGCACTACCGCTTATGTTCCGGCGGCGCTTAAATATGAGGCGCTGCAATGGTCTCCCGCTGATCTGCAATTAGCTGATGCTCGCAATCATGCCGTGCTAGAAATAGCCCGAGCGTGTGGAGTGGACGCGGAAGATTTAGGGGTATCTACTACTTCGCGGACTTACGCTAACGCGGAAACTCGACGGCTTGATTTGCTGGATTTCACCTTGGGCGCTTACGTTAATGCGATGCAAGATCGCTTGTCCATGAATGACGTTACAGCCCGAGGATATTATGCCCGTTTTAAGTTTGATGGATTCCTGCGCTCAGATACCTTAACCCGCTATACCGCATACGAGAAGGGCCTTGCTGTGGGTGCGTTAACGCAAAAAGAGATTAGAATACTTGAGGATAGGCCACCGGCACCTAGCGTGAGTGCCAGCATTACGCAGCGTAACCCCGACCCTGTGCAGGCAGCTGCGACCACAGCATTACAGCTAGCGCGTGAGCGCGGGATTACTTTTGATGCTGAGCATCAATTCACCGTGGATGCTCACGCGCGGACGGTGACGGGCCTAGTGGTCCCGTACGGGCAGTCGGCCCGCTCAGGGGGTCGGCAATGGCAATTCCGGCCCGGGTCGCTGAAATACAGTGACCTTAAGCGCGTTAAATTGCTGCGAGACCATGAGCACGGACAGGCTTTAGGTGTGGCCATTAAGGCCACTGATACGCCCGCCGGGATGATGGCAACCTTTAAAATTGCGCGGGGTTCAGCGGGCGATGATGCGCTTGCCCTAGCTGAGGATGGCGTATTGGACGGCTTTAGTGTCGGCGTCGATTTTGGCGAAGGTGGATATGAGCCTGACCCTGATAAACCGGACGTCAATATTGTCACCTCAGCCGCGTGGCGAGAGACAAGTTTAACTGCTATGCCCGCGTTTGACTCAGCGCGGGTTACTACTGTGCAAGCTACCCGAGACAAGGATATGGATATGACTACAGATATTGCAGTTTCCCCGCCTGACAGCACCGCCGCATTCACGGCCGCATTAGACAAATTCAGCGAAGTCATTAGTGGCCTGAATCAGCGCGAGCCGGTAAGCGCCGGTAAAGCTGTCGGATTTAGTGTTAGTGAGCCGCCCGTATATTCTTTTACGGCGGGAGTTGGGCCGTCGATTGTTAGAGATTTGTTTAATTCTCGCGTTAATCGAGATCGTGACGCAGGATCTCGATTAGATAAATTCAATTTGCAAATTGCAGAATTGACAAAATTTGCAACAGTTAACAGGACTGTTGGTGCCCCTGTTATCCCACCGGGCTATAGGCCTGACTTGTATGTACCGCAGCTATTCCAAGGGCGGCCGCTTTATTCCATGCTATCTAAAGGAGCTTTAACGGACGCCACCCCGTTTACGTTGCCCCGATTTGGATCAGCTACTCAAGGATCTGCTGATCACGTCGAAGGCACTAACCCCGTTGATGGAACATTAACTTTACAGCAAGTTACAGTAACGCCCGGTGCTATCAGTGGTAGATTCCGCATTACCCGCGAGATCGTCGACGCGTCTAATCCCGCAATTGACGCTATCGCTTTTGCGGCAATGCAAGAGTCCTATAGCCAGCAAACTGAAAGCAAAGTGTACGCTTTGCTTAACGGAGTCAACGGCGTAGGCGGATCCATTACTGCCGGATCCGTACCTAGCGGCGCGGCGGCTCAGGCCGTCACGGGCGCTGGCCCTACTGGCGCCGCTGGCGTTGCTATCTTGGACGCAATTAGAGACCAGCTTATTGCGTATCCCTTCCGCCGATTTGCTGCCCCCAATCGGATGGCCCTGAGCCAAGAGGGTACTACCCAGCTCGGTAAAGCAAAAGACACCACGGGGCGGCCGTTGCTGCCGCGCCTTGGCGCGACTAACGCAAGCGGCACCGTTGGGGTCCTAGATCAATCCTTTGATGTTGACGGGCTAGCGGGCGTGCCTACGTGGTCAATGAGTGGTAACGCGGTCGGCGATGCTGACGCCATTATCTTTAACGCCATGGATGCCTGGGCGTGGGAATCAAGCCTTATGACATTCCGCTACGAGGAAGTCGCGGGGCCAGCAAATATTGATCTAGCCTTATTTGGCTATTTCGCCGTGCAAGTATTGCGGCCTAGTGGGTTCGCTGGCATTCGCTTGACGGTGACCTGAGTTGCCGGTACGGGTGGCGGGTAGACCAATTGGTGTGCCCGATGATCCATTAGTGGTGGCTGGACCCCCGGGTCCAGCTGGTGCGCCGGGTAGTCCCGGCCCTACTGGCCCTACTGGCCTTACTGGACCCCCGGGTCCAGCTGGTGCGCCGGGTAGTCCCGGCCCTACTGGCCCTACTGGCCTTACTGGACCCCCGGGTCCAGCTGGTGCGCCGGGTCCAGCTGGACCTACTGGGCCTAGCGGACCAGCTGGGCACCCGTGGTCCACCCCACCGTTATCAGGTTGTTACGTCACCCTACTTCCGGGGCCAGTTGGCAACCTATCCTTTACTGTAGATCGGGCATATTTGTGGCCAGTTTTTTTGCCCGCCGGTACCGTTACGGACGTGCAAGGGTCTGTCCAGACTCTCGCCACGGGCGGCACTGCACTATTAGGCCTGTACGCCAATGCCGCCGGTAATCTCCCCAATCTTTCAAGCTTACTGAGAGATTGGGGATCGGTGAGCACGGCCACCGTTGGCGCCAAATCATGGTCAGGCAATTACACGGTGGCAACCCCCGGCGTATATTGGGTCTGTTTCGTCGCTTTAATTGCAGCACCAACTATGCGGATACAAACCAACGGGACAAATTTGCCGGTTGGTTTGCGTTTAGGTGAGACTCGGCCGGTGGCTGGCGCGGCGGGGTGCCGCTCTGTGGCCCCACCTAATCCAACTCTGCCTAATGGCAGCGTTGCCGACACGACCAACGATAACCCGATCCTCAGCTTAGCTTGGAAATACGCATGATATGGGCATTAGGTGACGTAACCCGCTTAGCGTATGAATCTTTTGATGAGACAGGCGAGCCCGTTAATGCTGTGACCGCTCAGCTAACTATCGTCACCCCAACTGGCGTTACGGATATTGTGCCCTTAACTAACGCCGGGGTCGGTGTCTATACGGCAGATTATGTTGGCGCTACAGCCGGGCGGTACCGCGCTACGTTTACGACCACCGGCCCTTACGCCGGGGTAGCCGTCGATCTGTTTGATGTCATTGGCTCGACACTGAGCAATATCAGCGTCGAAGAATTACGGACGTATTTAGGTGATACCACGGCCGATAACGTGACCCTCATTGGATGCCTGACTGCCGAGCAATCAGCTCAGGCCGACCGCTGCTATATCGACCCGTACACGCCCGCATTGCGTGAAGCCCTCATGCGCCGCGTAGCGCGTAATCTTGCGGCGCGGTCAATACCGGTAGCAATATTCAATAGTTTTGAGGGGGGATCATCATCAATGCGGGTGCCGAAAATTGATGCAGAAATAGCACGGTTTGAGGGGCCATATCGGCGGATGATGATCGGATGAGCCCGCTTATCAATCAGGCCCGCCAAGCTCTGGCTGATGCCTGCAATACTGTGCCCGGCATCACCGTACTCCCGCGCCCTACACGCACCCCTGTCACGGGTGACGGTTGGGTAATCGTGACCCGAGCTAAGCCTCTGAGCTTTAACACCATTAGCGTAGACTTTACCGTCATTATTATCATGGGGCATGACGGTGAGGCAGCTGACATTAAAATTGATCAGTGGCTAGGCCCGCTATTGCGGGCAGTTACTGAGGGGGTGCTGTGCTCTAATGTTGTCATTGAGGGCACGGCTATATCTGTAGGGCAGGCACCATTGCATGCCCTAACTATCACCGCAACTATGGAGGCACAATAATGCCAGCATTAGGCACACGACTGCTAAAGCTCAAAGTTGGATCGACTTTTTATGAAAACTCGGTTAGTAACGTACGGCTATTAGCCGACGAAAAAGAATCGGATTTCATTACTTTCGCGGAAGCTGCCAGCGGCGGCGCCCGAGAATATAAGTTAGCGCTGACGATGAAACAGGACACGGATGCCACATCATTGTGGTATTACGTCTGGGCTAGCTCCGGCACAACAGTAGCGGTCGAAGTTTGGCCTAATGGCCAGAATACGGTGACACCAAATACCCCTACCGCAGTGTTCCCAAAATTTTCCGGGTCGGTAGTGATTTCCGAGCCCGACGGGGACCTACTGGGCGGTGAGGCAGATAAGTCAGCCACCTCATTCTTCACGGCCGAAACTGAATGGACATTCATCGCTAAGCCAATCTTGGCAATTGCGTAATGCGACCTATCGGAGTCCGAGTTACTGGGCTCAATAAAGTCGTGCGTGATTTGCAAACTCTGGGGCTTGAGATTGAGGATCTTAAGGAAGTGTTTAGTGAGCTTGCGGCTGAGGGCGCTAGCTACGCGGCTGGTTTTGCCCCCCGTCGTACTGGCGCACTGCGAACCTCAGTCCGTGGTAACCGGGCCAAAAATAAGGCCGTCATCGCGGCTGGACGGGCTCGCGTTAAATACGCTGGGCCAATTAACTACGGATGGAAGGTTCGCAATATTAAGCCAGCGTTTTTCATGCAAAAGGCAAATAAGATCATGCGACCTAAAGCCCTGAACGCTTTAGAGGATGCCATCGAAACAAAAATCGCTAGGAAAGGATTAAAATGAACGCCGAAGAAATAGCAGAGTCACTGAGTGGCTTTGATGAGATTGCCATAGAAAAGTATTTCAGGGAACCGTTAAGTGACCTGAGCGCAACTATGCAAGCTCGGGCGCTATGTTTTATTATGTCCAAGCGTGAGCTTAACGATGATAAGGATGCTTTCAGCGCAGCCATGAACGCCTCACTCAAGGATATTATGGCAAGTATTAATCCTGAGGCCGAGCCTGAGGGAAAAGATCCGGTGCCGCAGACCGAGATCGACAATACGCCAATCTCGTCTGCGGCACCGGAATACCGTTCAGTGTGGAGCAATTCTTAGGCCTCACTAGACGTCAAAAGAAGTATATGGCCGAAGAAACAAAGAAAAGGAACTAGCGTGGGCGCCACGATAAAAATAGCAATTCTGGCCGATGCAGCCAAGGCGCGCGCGCAAATACAGGCAACTACACTACTGCTAAAAGCACTTGGCAATAACGCCAGTACTCTTGGTAAATCAATGACGTCCGCAGTAGGGATATTGGCCCGCGCGGGCTCATTGATGGGGCCAATAGCCATTGGCGGGGTGGCGGCTAGTAAGGCTATTGCGGGTCTGGCTCAGGGCGCTACGGCCTTAGCGCCCTTGGCTGCGGTACTGCCCGGTATCGCAGCTGCGGCGGGTCTGGTGGGGTACACGTTAGCCGGGGTCGGTCCAGCGCTGGCTACAGCTCTAGCGCCTGTAGGCCAGCAATTCGCGGCTGCTCAGGCGGCGGTCGCCAAGTTTGCTGTAGCGGGCATAGGGCAGATCGGGGCCGAGTTTACCCGCGTCAATATGCCAGCCATTAGCGGTGCTATGGCAGATATTGGCAAGTCCGCTAATGTGGCATTGCGGGAAGTTGGTAAATTCTTGATTTCCGCTGACGGTATCAAATTTGTCAGCAAGTCATCCTTAGGCGCGGCCGTGGCCTTCGACCGCATCGGTACAGCAAGTGGCCGCGCTGTAGCTGCCATCGGTCGGCTAGCGTCACGCGCCGATATCACCGGCGCCCTGACCGCACTAGGTGACGCAGTAGGCCGTGTAGTTGACCGCTTGACGGCCTGGGCTGACTCGACCTCAGCTGCCGACATTACCAACGCGCTGACAACCGCTAAGACCGCAATTGAGGCGGTACAGCAAAAACTTACCGCCCTACGGGAAATATTCGGGTGGATGTTTGCTAACACTCAACGATTACAAAATGTCTCTAACGCTGTAGCTCTTTTTGGGATTGCGTTAGGTATAGCAACAGGTAATCCTGTCACAGTAGCAATAGCCGCAATATCGTTATTAGTAAACAACTGGGACAAGCTTAAAGCGGCATTTAGTGGCGATACTTTCCAGAGATTCGTGGCAGGATTCAAAGCTTTTGCTCAACCAATCGTCGCGGAAGTCAAGCCTGCAATAACTGACCTTGTGAAAATTGTGAAGCGTGACGTACTGCCAGCACTTAAAGATTTCCTTAGAGCCATACAGCCTATCGTCAAGTGGCTCGCAGAAAAACTTGCCCCTATCGTTGCTATCGTATTTAAGGGAATTGTTAAAGTTATTGGGGCAGCGCTAAAAATAGTCAGCGGTATCCTCAATATCTTTTCCGGCTTGATCACTGGTAGATGGTCACTGCTGTGGAAAGGATTTAAGCAAATACTTTCTGGTGCCTGGGCTGCAATATCCGCCATTGTTGTAGCTGGGGTTAAACTTGTCGGCAAACTTATTGCCGCAGCAATACGTATCATATTTGAGACAGTCAAGGGTATCGGTAAATTAGTGAAGGCAGCGGGCAAGGGTATCGGTGACGCCTTATACTCTGCCGGGTCAGCAGTTGCGGAAGGATTCGTTAAGGGGCTTAAGGCCGGTTGGGGATACGTTACCGATACCGTAAGTTATCTTGTCAATAAAATACCTAAAGCGGTGCGTAATATCCTTGGTATTGCTAGCCCATCGAAAGTATTTGCCACGATTGGACAGCAGACCGGCGCGGGACTTGAGGCCGGGCTATTAGCATCACGGGCCGCTGTTGCCCGCGCTACGAAGTCCCTGATAGCAATACCGGACAGCGCCACCGCCAATATCCAAGTCAGCCCCGCCACGGATGTAACACGTTACAGCGGCGTTACCCCCACGGATGTCACGCTGAGGATTGACTCAGCGGGGGCTGCCATCGATGATCTACTGTTAGAGATTCTGCGGAAATCGATCCGTACGCGCGGCGGTAATGTGCAGCTAGTGTTAGGGCGCTAATGGGCGCGATATCGCCATTCCCCCCCGGGTATCTCATTGTCGAGATCTACTATTCGGGCGCGTGGGTGGATATCTCAGCAGACGTGACCGCTGAGGGCGTCACGATCACGCGCGGCCAACCTAATGAGGGCCCTACTACGGCCACCCCGTCCGCCATGACCGTGCAAATACTTAACCCCACGGGCACATATTCGCCCCGTAATCCTCGCAGTCCCCTGTATGGCCTCATTGGGCGCGGCACCCCGATCCGGGTCAGCGTCAAGCCGCAAGGGCTGACGCCATCCATCCGCTACGTAGGGCGCGTGTATGAGTGGCCCGTCAGTTGGGGACTGAGCGGCAGCCTGTCAGTAGCGTCAATGATTGTTTGCTCTGGGCTACTCAGGCAATTAAGCCAGTCCGCTCCCCCAAATATATCCCCAGCGACGCGCACAATATCGCGCCAACCGGGCCTAGTGGGTTATTGGCCATTAGAGGATGTCGCCAGCGCGCGATTTGACGCCGTAGTTGGCGCTGACGTGCCCGTAGATACCGGGATCGCATTATCTGGGGTGCAACCATGGGCCGGATCAAAAGCATTACCTACCATGACAAACGGCCGCTTCACCGCTAATGCTATTAGCTACCCAAGTACCGGTGAGATCCAATTCCGCTGGCTCGGGAGATTCACCGAATCTATGAGCCTTGGCATACTCATGCAATGGGGAATCAAGGGCGGCACTATTAGCCGCGTCGAACTAGAGCACTTTGGCACAGGAGTCTGGACATACAAACTATACGATCTTGACGGCACAAATTTTAGTAACGTAGCGTTTAACGCAATTATAGGCGGTTGTATAAATAGCCAAGCGCAATTCGCTTTAGAAATATCTCAAGTTGGCCCTGACATATCATCACGTTTCGTCTATATTTTACCTGGGCAAAGTAGTGCAACCGTGCTTTCAGTAACAACAGCAAATCAAACAATTGGCACGGCCGCATATTTTAAGATCAACCCAAATAAATTATCGTGGGCCGGGAATGAGATAGGCCACGTATCAATCAGCAAAGATATAAATCGACGGCTACCCCGGCGAATCAGCAACCGCCAGAGCCCAACGAATCGCGGCCGAAGAATCAATACCCCTTACCCTCATAAGCAATAGCGGATTCCCGCCGCCCATGGGAGCGCAGCCCACCGCCCCGGCCCTGACCGTCCTAGCCGAAGTCCTAGCCGTAGGCCAAGGGATGCTGTACGAAACTCGCGCGGCCGAGGCCCTCACTTACAGGACCGCCACCGGCACCTACAACCAAGGCCCCAAACTATCCATATCCTACACAGATAACCTAGTGCGGCCCCTTGACCCTGTAGACGATGACCAAAACATCACTAACGTAGTCACCGTCACCGGAGTATCCGGCGGATCCGTCACCGTCACCGCACCCGACGGCCCCCTTGGATCGGCAATTGTCGGAGAATACGATACCCAGCTCACCGTTAACGTATCCAACCAATCACAATTGACAGACCAAGCAATGTGGCGACTCGCGCGAGGAACTCACGACGAATCACGATGGCCACGACTCGGCATAGACCTAGCTCACCCGACACTACTCAGCACCGCAGCCTTAACTACGGCCGCGCTCGCGGTGGACATCGGGGACCGCATACGCATCACCAATCTTCCGCCATGGCTGCCACCTGACCCCATTAGCCAACGGGTCATAGGCATCACTGAGGCCATCACCCCCCAACATCACCGCATCGAATTTAACTGCGACCCCTACGCCCTGCTGCTGATTGGCGTATATGAGGCCGTGCAATGCCGATACAGCGGGCAAGGGACCGTCCTAGCGGCCGCCGTAACAGCAACAACAACATCCCTATCCATCACTCCCCCGCCGGGCGTCACCTGGACATCCGCTGACGGTAACTACACCATTGTGTGCGGCGGCGAAAAGATGACCGTCACTAACGTCACCGGTAACACCATGACCGTTATACGCGGCATCGAAGGCTACTCGGCCCCGCACCCCGCCGGACGGCCGCTAGACATCGTGTACGCCCTAGTTCGGTACTCAATCTAAGGAGATCATCATGCCCATTGCCGCCGCAGGCGCGTACATCAAATCAACTGACATCATTGACACTGCAAGTGTCGTGATCGTTGACACAACCATAGGCACCCCGGCCGTAAACTTTACCCTCAATAGCGGTACCGCCCGCACCTTACTCAACGGCAAACTTGTCAATTTAACCCTCAGTATCAAATCAACTAACGCCATTACATCCACCACCGGTAACGTGACAGACACGCTCATGTTTACCCTTGACGCCCCCTATCGCCCCACCGAAACAATTACAGCCGGATGGGGCAACGGCACCACGGAAGGCGAATGCATCATCTCAGCTACCGGCAATATAACCCTACGCTCAGCCGCGTACACTATCGCGGCCGCGTCCAACCTTGCAATTAACGTTACCTTTATACGCGAGTAGTCCCGACATCATAGGGTCATGTCGGGACTACTCTAGCCAATTACTTGTTTTTCTTTTCTCCCTTCGCTTTAATTCGTGCTTGCTCTTCCTCCCAAAGAATTGATTCCTCTTCGGTCAAAAACTGACCCGGCTTACTGTTCATGATCATCTCCTTAGAGATTGTGGTGAGTGATTGCCTTGCCATCAATCCACCCAATGATTGGGCAATCGATGTTGTCTACCGTGCCATCACAGCACGATAAATTCTCTTCCTCCGGGGAAGCCGCATGAGCGGCGCAGGCATAACTTGTCAGCGTGTAGTACGCGCCAGGCTGATTGCAGCCCGGCACTACGCCACACTGATTATAAGAAAATTGATCAGTCTCAGACCGAAGCTGGGCCGTTCGTCGGCCCCATGGAAGCTTCATGATCGCACCCCGCAATCACAACATAGCCAACCATGATTTAACGAATTATCAAATATTTGATAACCCGAGCTGACAAAAACCTTGCTACATTCTTGACAAGACTTGACTCCGCTGAAAGATTTCTTTTTCAGCGGGTACTTGCTAAACCATGCCATCATGGTCCTCCGATCCGAATCCGCATCCGCTGCACCGATACACCGGCAGGGGATCGCCCGCATAATTCAGCTCCCAACCCTCGGTTATGATTTTATCGCACTTGTAGCAAGTGCAATTATATAATTTCTTGCGCCATCGTGCTGAGATGGCTTGCTGACGTGGAATCATTTCTTTCCTTTCAGTTTTGACTCATGCTTGGTCGCTGCGGCCAAAGTTATTTGAGTCGGAGTCTTCGGTAAAGGCGGTAACTTTGGGGCGCTCATTGCCACCCCTCAGCCGCAGCCGCTTCCTGCTCGCCAAGGAAGGACTGAGCCTCGCAAGGCTCGCATAGCCAATCCTGATCACCGCAAGTGCAGGGCGGCCATATGTAGTTAGACAATGTGATCACCAATCTTCCGATCCGCTGAGAAGACTAATCCCAAGTGCTTTGCATTGATCGTGCGCCATAACCATCTCATTGAATAGACTTTCTTTGGCATCACGCGCTTGCGCGTGATGAATCTCGGATTCAGATTTATACCCAAATTCGTTAATCTCAAACTCAGCGCGGCACACCGCCGCCTGATGAAATACCTCAGCCGTATACACGGCAATGAGGTATTTCTCGCGGGCAACGTGCAGCGCCCTCAGCGCTTTATGTTTTTCTCGATTCTTGGAGATCATTTCTGCTCCTTACATTTGTGTGCGGCGGCTTCCTTGCGTAAATTAGTGACGCCGTGACGATTGCTAATATCCGCAATCTCACCTACCCAATTGCAGATACTGCACGTTGGACGTTGCCAATTTCCTGGCAGCGTCCGACGTGCGCGCTTAATCGTCATCATGGTTGATCCTGTTCTGTGAGTTTGCTAACTGCCGCTTGTAGATCGGTGATCCACAAGTCGTATGCGGCTCGCGTGAGCCGCCACTCTCCCCCGGGAGTCTGGAAACTCCCAGGAACCTTGCCCGCCGCCATCCATCCGCGCACTGTGCGCGCGGTGACATCCAATTCAAAACCTATTTCTTCTGGACTTATGTAACTCACGCGCTGGCCCGTGCCATCGTGGCCATGGCACGGGCCAGCGCG